AACCTAGAGAAAGCGCATAATCGTCACCGCGATCTTGGTATGAACACGATGCCGGATCAGTTTTCTCACGATCCCGACCAGACGAACTATGAACATACGCATACGAACGAAGTATCGCCAACGATTGGGACTGGCGGCAGTGAACCGTTGAAGGGCCTCTAAAAACTTGAGCGCACAATTCCAAACAGAAGAAACGGTCTCGCCGGCAGTTCAGCTCATACGCGACATCGCTAGCTTTACCGTCGATCCGCTTGGCTTTGTGCGCTACACGTTTCCTTGGGGCAAGCGCGACCTCTCGCATCGCAACGGCCCGAAGAAGTGGCAAGAGCGAATCCTCGCAAGTATCGGCACACACCTCCAGAACCCCGCAACGCGTTTCACAACCAAACGCATCGCAGTAGCAAGCGGCAAGGGAATAGGCAAGTCAGCGTTCATCGGCATGCTTGGCAATTGGGCGATGTCGACCTGCGAGGATTGTCGTATCGTGATCACGGCAAACACAGGAGGGCAGCTCTCTACCAAGACTGTGCCGGAGACGCAGAAATGGTACAAACTTGCGATCAACAAACATTGGTGGAACGTGGCAGCAACTAGCATTAGTAGTCGCGTACGTGAGCATGATAAGTTGTGGCGTACTGATTTTATTCCTTGGTCTGCCAATAATCCTGAAGCGTTCGCCGGACTTCACAACCAAGGCAAAAGAATTGTCTTTATCATGGACGAGGCAAGTGCTATTGACGACGTTATCTGGAAAACAGCCGAAGGTTTTTTTACAGATTCGCAAACCGAAATGATTTGGATCGCGTTCGGCAATCCAACGCTGAACACCGGCGCGTTTTTCGAGTGTTTCGGAAAGAATAAGCATCGTTGGGAGACGTATCAGATCGATTCGCGTGAAGTCGAAGACACGAACAAAGAAGAAATAGCAAAGTGGGTGACAGATGAGGGTGAAGATTCGGACTTCGTTCGGATATGGGTTAAGGGTGAGTTTCCTCGTTTTGGCAGCTTTCAATTTATTTCTTCTGATAGCGTGGAGACGTGCCGAAAATACAAAGCCCAAGCATACGATCACTTACCAAAGATTCTCTCATGTGACGTTGCACGCTTCGGGGAAGATGAGAGCGTGATCGCGCTGCGCCAGGGTCGGCGCTTCCGCGTCCTAGAGAAGCATCGCGGCTGGGACGTTGTGCAGACCGCGAACAAAGTAATCGAGTGGAGGAAGCTTGAATCGCCTGACGCTATCGTGGTTGACGGTGATGGCATCGGAGCCGGTGTTGTGGATACGCTTGCCAATCGCGGCTACACTAAAAACCTCATCGAGTTCCACGGCAACGCTACACCTGATGATCAGAACAAGTACTACAACAAACGCGCCGAGGTGTGGGGCTTGATGCGCGATGCTCTGGCCGTAGGAATGGAGATACCGGACGATGCTGCGCTTGCGGATCAGCTTACGTCGATTCGCTACAGCTACTCGAACGATCAGAAGATTATGCTGGAAAAAAAAGAATCGTTGAAGCTGCGCGGCTACAGTTCGCCGGACCTGGGTGATGCATTTGCGATGTCGTTCGCGGTGCAGCTGCTTGCTGCGCGGCCAGAGGAAGCTGAGTTTGCGAAGAACTTGGTGAAGCCGTTCGACGGTTGGCGCTCTGGGCAGGAGCATGGGTGGTTGCGATGATGTACGACGAACCATTCGTTGAAAAACATACAGGTCTTGAAGCGCAACTTATTGCCGTTGCGCATTGCACCGCGATGTCAACGAAGCGCATGCCTGCGGATAGCGTGATGTGGCTTGTGAATAACGCGCGTCAGCACTACTCGCCTGCCGCACTAGAGCAGCGCGCAAAGAATCGTATTGCTTGGATGGAAGCGAGATACCCTGATCGCGGAAGGATTATCATTGCGAGTTGAGAATGCGCAAGGAGAGTATGTCGCAGTACACCGCGTGCCGTGTCCGGTGCGAGTGACTTGGTTCGCGTCTTACGGACCTGGTAAATTGAGAATAGGAAGGTGGTACATTTCTTATGGCCGAAATTAAGACAGCAGAAACGCCGCAAAAGAAAAAGAAGAAAGAGCTTCAGGAAATGCATATCACGCGCGGCAAGAACGGCGGCCATGTCGTGAAGCACGTCTATTCGTTTAAAGGCTCGACTGACGAGCCGTGGCAATCGAACGAAGAGGAAGAGCACATCTTTGGCAAGGAAGATGGTGAAAAACTGATTGGCCACATCAAAAAGCACATGAAGATTAAAGAAGCCCCCGCCGATATGGAGCTGGAAGAGGAGCGCGACTCGGCCGATGAAGGCAACGCAAAGCACAAAGAGCGCGAGCACGCGTCGGTGAACAAGGACGAGAAGGAAGAAGCGGATCAGTCGGAAAGCGAAGGCGATAAGTAATGCCGAAGTTCTTGGAGGATAAACTCAAGAAAGAGTACGGCGCAAACTCCAAGATTCCGTACATGGTAATGAACAAGATTGGCGCGATGCGCGGCAATAAAGAAACAACCAAAGGGAAGCGCATGGCAAAGAAACACGCAGCGAAGGGCCGCAGTATCGGGAGCGCAATGCGTGCTTAAGGCGCATCAAATCGTTGTTCATAAGCTGACGCACAGCGAAGTGAACTACGAACATCCGGCGCAAGGGGAGTCGTTTGGTTGGTTTGTGAACGAGTGTAGAGACTGCAAGCACTACGACGCGCCACATTGCAGGTTGGTGAAAGACCCGATTAGGCCAGAAGATTGGTGCAAGAAATTTGAAAGGAGAAACAAAAATGATTGATCCACACGATCCTGTTGTTCCAGGCGTACCGAACAATAGAACGAATATGTCAATGCCAATTGGTTCGAGCGCTCCAATGCTCGATCCTCATACTCCAGTAGTTCCAGGAAAGGACACGCATGTGGCAACCCCTGAACGACCGGCTGCTAGTGAAGCGGATGGCGGATCCGGAGACGAAAAAGCTGATAGTGCCTCCTGAAGCTTACGCCGGGAAGTGGCACGTCGGCGAAGTGCTCGCTACGGGTCCTGGCAAGTGGATCGAAGGAATCAACGGCGGTCGCGTGCGCCGCAGGATGGACGTTAAGCCAGGAGACATCGTAGCGTTCGGGCGCTTCACGGATTGGGAAGAGAAAAACTGCGTGATTGTGCAAGAGGACGACATTATTTTCAAGTCAAAGAAAACGCTCATCGTGAAGATGGACGAATTCACGCACAACGAGCTTGGCGTGGATCGGTTCAGCGAGTCGCTAGAGGCTAGGTACGAAAGGACGGCACATGGATGATACTCGCGGCTAAAATTCTCTACACGATTTTTTGTATGATTGTTTTATTGAAAGCAATTCAATTTGCTTATCTTGGAGTCGTTTGGTTGGTTTGCGAATGGGATCGTCGCGCATGGTGGCCAGTGAAGAGTCATGACGAATGGTGGGGGTTTGAAGAATTTCCCATCAATGAAAAGGCAGCCATAAATCTAGCTATTGCTAAACAAGACAGAGAGGAAGCCATAAGGTCCGGTAAGATTAATGGCTAGAAAATCCAACTCGCAACCGCTTAAGTCAGTCTCGAAGCCGCGCAAAAAGACTCCGCTCGAAGAGTCACAGAGCGCGGACCAGGCGGCGCTAACGCTTGCGAAGGCGCGCTTCAAACAAGCGTTCGAGGCGGAGAGCGAATGGCGTAAGGGTTGCCTTGAAGATTTGAAGTTCTCGCTAGGGGATCAATGGCCGGACGCGATTAAGAACGCGAGGATGGGCGAGGACGCGCCATGCCTGACGATCAACCGTATCGCGGGATTTCTGAGGATGATCTGCAACGATCAACGATCACAGCATCAGGCCATTCAGATTAGTCCCGTCGGTTCGGGTGCGGACGTCGATACTGCCAGGATTATGCAAGGATATACGCGGCACGTAGAGCAGCGCAGCGATGCTGACACGGTTTATGACACGACGTTCGAGCAAATGGCGCGGGCAGGATTTGGGTATGCACGCGTGCTAACGGAGTACGCCGACGATACGTCGCTAGACCTAGATGTAACGATAGAGGGAATTAAGAATCAGTTCACGGTGTATTTCGATCCTGCGTCGAAGAAAGCTGACTACTCCGACGCTGAGTGGTGCTTCATCGTAGAGAACATGCAGCGTGACGAGTACTTGGGCGAGTATCCGGACTCGCAACTTGCTGGCCTGAATGATTGGCATTCGGTCGGCGATCAGAATTCTTTGTGGATGACGCACGACACGGTGCGAGTCGCGGAATATTTCTACATCGACAAAGAGCGCTATACACTAGTGATTGGCGACAACGGCGAAGCATACAACGCTGACGAAGCGATGCCGAAAGGCGTAAAGGAAGTTGAGCGCCGGCAGCGGTACAAAGAACGCGTGAAGTGGGCGCGAATTAATTGCGTGGAATTCTTGGAACGCAAAGACTGGCCCGGGAAGTATATTCCTGTGGTGCCGGACTTAGGGGATGACTTCGATGTCGACGGAAAGCGTTACTTGGCTGGTGCTGTCCGCAATCCTAAGGATGCTCAGCGCGCCTATAATTTCTGGATTACTTCGGCCTCCGAAACTATCGCCCTCGCCCCAAAAAGTCCGTGGCTCTTGGCCAGTGGACAGCAAGAAGGATTCGAAAAGCTCTGGGAGCACGCCAACACAAGACGCCTCTCAACGCTGATTTGGAATCCTAAAGCTAAGGGAGCGAATGGTGAGATGCTTCCGCCTCCTGTTCGTAA